GAATTATTCATGAGTTGGGCATTATGTAATGGGTATAAAGAGAATCTTTCCATAGATAGAATTGACGGAAATAAGAATTATGAACCATCAAATTGCAGGTGGGCAACAGCAAGGGAACAAACTAATAATCGGCGGAATACGTATTTTGTAGAGTACAAAGGGAAAACGAAAGCCTTAACAGATTGGGCAGATGTATTAAAAATCGCTCCATCCACACTTAGTAATAGATTAAGACGAGGGATGTCTGTAGAAGATGCGTTCGAAAGACCAGTTAAGAAAAAATAATAGAAGAGTAAAAACACATTGTTCCGGCGGTGTGTTTTTTCTTTTGTATTGGTAGAGGAGTAAGCAAATGACGCCACAGGAAATGGAGAAGCTTCCTAAGCCTCTTGAGCGTACTATATCAAAACTTGAGCTTGAAATAATGGGCGAAGTAGTAGACCGAATTAAGAAGGCTTATGAGATTGCTCCGGTTGGCGAACATATGCTTGATAGACTTACTGTATTAGATCGCAGCAGTTTAAGCATAAAGAAGCTGTTAAAAGAAAAGCTCGAGCAGGCTAATATCGACATAGACAAGATATATGATAAGGCCGTTGAGGCTGATTATATAACGCACAAGGACCTTTTTACTAAGGCAGGCAGGGAGTACGTGGCCTATGAAGATAACGAGTGGTTAAAACAATTGGTAAGTGCTACAAAAGAGCAGACCAAGGAAGAGTTAAAGCCGTTTGAGAACATAACAAGAACTACAGGATTTAATGTCTTTGTTGACGGTAAAAAAGTTTTTACACCTTTAGCTGATTATTTTGATAAGGCACTGGATAAAGGCTTTATGGGGATAGCAAGTGGAGCATATACATACAGCCAAGCTATAGGCTCTGTGATTGATGAAATGACGAATAGCGGTCTTAGGGTGGTAAACTATGCTTCAGGCAAGACGGACCGCGTAGAGGTCGCTGTAAGACGCGCTTTAATGACAGGCGTTGCGCAGATGACTAATCAAATTAATGAGAGCAATGCAAAGAAGTTAGATACGGATTACTTTGAGGTTGATTGGCATCCGGGAGCGAGAAATAAAGGTGTTGGGATAGAAAATCACCAAGCATGGCAGGGCAAGGGATATTCAAAGCAAGAGATGATTACAGTATGCGGAGAGGGCGACATATTAGGTTTTGCCGGTATCAACTGCTATCATATCAAGTGGCCATTTGTAAAGGGTATATCAAAGCGAAAATATACAGATGAGTGGCTTGAGGAACAGAATAAAAAAGAGAATACGCCTAAGGAGTTCAATGGCAAAGAGTACACTGTATACGACGCCTTACAGTATCAAAGAAAGCTTGAAAGGACTATAAGAAAACTAAAGCAGGATGTATTATTGCTTGGCCGTGCGGAAGTGGATAAGGATGTACTTATTGCAAAACAAAGCAAGTTACAATCTGCTAAGGCTTTATATGTGGAATTTTCTAAGGCTATGGAATTACCGCAACAGCTTGAACGGTTGAGAGTTTAAATCGCGATTAAAGCACCTTAGCGGGTGCTTTTTTAATACAATTTTGTCAGTTGATTAGACGTAAAACAGTCAGCACATGAGAGCGAACTCGTAAAAAGTGTAGTGAAGAAAGGAAACAGACATGAAAAGAAAGTCATTAGAAGACATGGGCCTTACAAAAGAGCAGATTGACAGTATTATGGCCGAAAACGGCAATGATATCGAAGCCGCAAAGAGTGAAGCAACTCAGATTAAAGCAGAACTTGAGCAGGTAAAGACACAGTTGCAGGAGGCTAATGCAACTATTGAGGGCTTTAAGGACTACGATCAGGTAAAAGCACAGGTTGAAGACTACAAGAAGAAATATGAGGATTCAAAAGCTGAATACGAAGGCAAGATTGCGGATATGCAGTTTGATTCAACTCTTGAAGCCGCTATCAATGCAGCAGGCGGAAAGAGTGCGAAAGCTGTAAGAGCCTTACTTGATGTTGATTCCCTGAAAGCAAGCAAAGATAGAACCACAGATATTAAGACTGCTTTGGAAGCTTGTCAGAAGGAAAATTCATACCTTTTCGGAAGTGATGAGCCTATCCATAATCCTACCGCACCAACAGGCGGAAGCAATACAGGAATGGACGCAAATACTATGTCGCTAAGGGCTGCAATGGGGTTAAGTACCTCGGATAAGAAAGGATTAAAAGAATATGGCGAATAATATTACATTAGCAAAGAATTACACCGATTTACTTGATGAGGTGTATAAGAACGCTTCAGTTACGGCAGATCTGACAAGTGATGCGTCAATGATGAGAGCCGGAGCAAACGCAAAGGAAATCTTGTACCCACAGATTGAGGTATCAGGACTTGGAGACTATGACAGAAACAGCGGATACACAAACGGATCTGTAAATGTTGTATGGAAGACAGCAACATTTAACTATGACAGAGGTACAAAGATATCCGTTGATACTATGGATGATCAGGAGACATTTAACATCGCTTTCGGTATGGCAGGGGCAACACTTCAGAGAGATAAGGTAGCGCCTGAGGCTGACGCATTTGTATTTGCAACTCTTGCAGGCCTTACAGGAATATCAAAGGCAACACCGACAACATACGCAAATGCATCTGACTTCTTGTCTGCACTTATTGAGGCAAAGAACAAGATGGATGAGGATGAGGTGCCGCTTGATAACAGAATCTTGTACGCTACACCGACGTTGTTGAACAGTGTTATGTCACTTGACACAACAAAGTCAAGAGAGATACTCGATACATTTATGGTAAAGAAGGCTGTACCGCAGTCAAGATTCTATACTGTTATAGAGTTACTTGATGGAAAGAGTTCAGGCGAGGAACTTGGCCACTATAAGAAGGCTGCAAGCGGTAAGGATATCAACTTTATGATCGTGCATAAGCCGGCTATTATCAAGTTTGATAAGCATATCGCTTCAGACATCATTGCACCTGAGAACAACCCGAATGCTGATTCTTACATCTCAAAGTATCGTAAGTACGGTCTTGTTGATGCGTATAAGAATAAGGTTGCAGGCATTTATCTAAGCCATAAGGCATAAGAAAGGAGTATTGCATGAGAGCAGTTGGAATGGGCGTAAGCACAGAGGCAAAGGCCGAGGATATTATTGAGACACTTAAGGCAGAGAATGAGGCTTTGAAGGCAGAGAACGAAGCTTTGAAGGCAGAAGTAGCAAAGGCAAAGAAAGTAAAGGAGTAGGAGTGTGGCACTGATGGGAATATACGCGGACTATAACTTTTATGCGCAAGAATATTTGCAGGGTAAGAATCCGACCATTAGTGCCGGATTTGACTACTATGCGAGAAGTGCAAGCAAATTGATAGACTTGTACACATTTGGAAGGCTTGAAGGAGTGGAGGATATTCCTACAGATGTAAAATTTTGTTGCTGTGAATTGGCTGAAGCTGTATTTGAAAATGAATCACAGTCAAGGGATACAGGCAATAAGACATCTGAACGAATAGGCTCCTATTCCGTCGGCTTTTCAAACAAAGCAGATAGCGAAGAGGCCTTTAAGTCAAAGCAGTATGATGTCGTGATTAAGTGGCTGGGCAATACAGGTCTTTGCTATAGGGGGCTGTAATATGTTTACCAATTCGGATGTCACATTGTATTTATGCGAGAGAGAAGGAAAGCTTGATAAGTTTAAAAGGCAGATAGTTAGAAATGTGTATTGGGAAGATGTTGACAATGCAACCTTCTTAAAGACAGGGCAAAGGGGCAGTTGTACGGCATTGGTTATGGTACCTCTTAGCAGTCTTGAAGGAGTTATTAACTTTACAAAGGGTAAAGATTTAATGATTAGAGGCGTTGTCGATTTTGAGTTCGATAACACTTCTCAGGCCACTATTGCGGAAGGCATAGCAAAGCTTAAGACAAATTATAAGGCTTTAACACTTGTATCAGTAGACGAAAGGTTATACGGCAGTAAGTCAGTACAACACTATGAATTAACAGGAAAGTAGGTATTTATGTTTGACGGAAGTTTAGATATAAAGCCAACGGATGCAATAATGCGCGATAAGGGCTTAGGGTTAAAGAATACTGTGCAGTCTTTCGTGGATACTGAAGTTATGCGTTACATGGGTGATTACATGCCGAGAAGACAAAGCGGAGAGCTTGAGCATATGATGGCTATGACGACAGTAGTAGGCAGTGGCAGTATAGATATACCCGGACCGTATGCGCATTATCTGCACGAAGGTATTGTGTATGTGGACCCGGTATTTAAGACTGCAGGTTTTAAAATAAAGACAGGACCGTATGCAGGTGAGTGGAGGTCGAGAAAGGGAGTAACTAAGGTTATGTCCAGTCCTGTAAGAGAGTTACAGTTCTTTGGTGCACCTATGAGAGGTAAAAAGTTCTTTGACAGAATGAAGTCCGACCACAAAGAAGATATACTCAAAGCCACGCAAGCATTGATAGATAGAGGCGGTACATGACAATCATAGATTTTATGAGGGAGAAGCTGACGGCTTACCCTAAGATATCGGAATTCCTTGCGGGCGATGATGTGCATATTGACTTTACAGAGCCACAGCCAACAAATTATGGTCTATCAAGCACAGGTGACAGTCTTGTAAAAGAGGATATACAGGGCACACAGATACGAAAACATAACTTTGTAATGTATGCTGTTAGTCAATCGTATACAGATTATAACCGATTGGCCAACAGCAATTTTTTATATGAGTTATCGTACTGGTTAGAGCATTTACCTGAGGAACCTGTAACCTTTGAAGTTGACGGCGAGGAAAAGCAAGGAATATTTTTGAAAGCTACAACAGCCAATGCAATGAGCGTGGGTCTAGTTGGGGAAACTATAAATGACGGCGTAATGTATCAATTGCAAATTTATGCCGAGTATAAATTGGAAAGTGAGGACTAAACATGGCAGTAACAGGAAAGATTAAGCGTAAGTTCATGGCGCATTTTATAAACACAAATAAGTCTGGTACTCCTGCAGCATATGCAAGACTTGGTAAGGACCTTGAGGAGTATAAGATCGAGATGAACGCCAACACAGAGAAGAAGAGTAATATCTTAGGCGAAACATCTGTAAATCTTACAACATATCAGCCTGAGGCATCTGTGGAGC